CACTACCTAGTGTACTAGATACAGTAGTTCAAGGGTCAAGGGGAAAGTTTTTTATTTTAATAAATTATATGTTTCGACCAGATGCTCTAAGTTTACTTGTAAAAGTCCTTAGATCTTCTGTAGCGTAAAAAAGTTTATTTTTTGCATTTGGCGCTACATCACTTCGATATATGTCATCCTGCGCTCGATCCACTTGGGAGCGCAGGTACTGGAGCTGAGATGCCTCAAAGGCTGTTAGGTCACTGTAGATCATTTTTAAACTCCAGTATCTGTTTCGACGCATCCGCTGCGCCCTTGCCTACAATCACTGTATTTCCAATGCTTTCTAAATAAGTGATCATGGCCTTCTGTTCGGGGGAAAGTCGCCCACCCGAAACCCGCTTCATCTCAACCCAAAGGTTCCATTGTGGGATAAAGAGATCTGGAATTCCTCTCACAACGCCTTCCGCCTTCAGGCGCTTGGCCACTGTGATTGCACGTTTCTCTCCGTTCGGAATTGCAAAAATCAAAACCTTTGGATATTGAATTCGAAACCAATTGATAAACCCAACTTGTTCCGAATGCTCAGAAGGGGATGTCTTCGAGGTCGCTGAGATCAGCGTAACCCCCAAAGCCTTGCGTCTTCGTCTCATGTTTTCTCTCCACCTGAGTATAATCAAACTGCACGATCTCTTGATAGCGCGGGTCATGGTTGGATGGCTTGACCTTAACCTTGCTTGGCTCCGTCCAGAATTGACACTCATTCAAAGCATCGTCGGTAGTATCCGCGTCAGAGTTCAACATGGGCTTGCGAGCTTTGTAACGGCTTGCAGCATACCCTCCGTGATCTGGGCATAGCCACTCGCTCACAGACACCAGGCCAGAATAATATGTGACCTTTACGCTGTCTGGCTTGCCCTCCTTTTTATGGCGAGCATACACCACGTTATCCACGTCATACCACTCAGCTACCACCTGAGACGATAGCATGGCCCCACGATAGCTGCTGGCGCTGTGGTTGAGTGCTGGCGCAGGAAACTCAAACCCGCACTCAGGGCAGATCTGACAGGCTGCGTGAACCATTGTCTGGCACTTCTCGCACTGCTTGACCGGCGCTTCTCCGTCTCCGCTCGACATTTTGTCTTTTGGCTTTACTTGATCGATAAAACCGTGCCGCTCTACGTTCTGACCAAAATCAAGAACTAAGCAGTCAGTCTTGCCTTCAGCTACCCTCGTACCCCTGCCGATCATCTGGACATAAAGTCCGGTCGATGCTGTCGCCCGTACCAGTGCCACAAGATCCACTTCTGGGTGATCAAACCCCGTGGTCAACACGTTCACATTAATCAAGCATCGAAGCTTTCCACTCTTAAAGTCTGAAATGGTCTTCTCACGCATTGCGCTGCTGTCTGAGCCTGTAACCACACCCACATCGATGTCGTGTTCCTCAAACTCATCCGCCAGCATATTAGCGTGGTTGACACCACTGCTGAACACCAGCCAGCTCTTGCGATCTCCGCTCAAATCAACAATTTCTTTAACCGTCTTCCGCACCAATTCTGGGTCAGATGCCGCCGTGGCAAGATCGCTTTCCACAAACTCACCGCCGCGTTTCTTTACGTTGGTCAAATCAATTTGATTGAGGCCACCCTTTGATATTACAGGGGATAGGTAGCCTTGCTCCATAAGCATGGCCACTGGAATGTCATAAGCAATACCGTCAAAGATCGCGCCCTGGCCTTCATGCAAATAACCACTGTCCAATCTGTATGGCGTGGCCGTAAGCCCCACCACCTTCACGTCTGGGTTGCACACCTTCAGATCAGCGATAAAACGATTGTATCTTGTTTCAGTATTCTTAGGCAGCAAGTGCGCCTCATCGATTAAAACCAAATCAGGAGCTGGCACAATCTCATACGCCTTCTCCCAGACGCTCTGGATACCTGCAAAAGTGATTGGCCGTCCTAACACCTTTTGCTTCAAACCTGCGCTGTACAACCCAAAATCAGCCTCTGGGTACAACTTTAGCAGCCCATCTGCACCTTGCTCCAGAAGCTCCTTCACATGCGTCACAACCAAGACCCGTGTGCCTTGGAAGCCCATAGCATCCTTGATCAACTGCGCTATGATCGCCGTCTTGCCAGATCCAGTTGGCGCAACAATTAGTGGGTTATCACCCGCCTTGCCAGCCCAGTAATTATACAGGCCATCGATGGCTTCCTTCTGGTAGTCTCTTAATTCAAAGGTCATGGGACAGAACTCTTTTTTCTACTTTTAGCCTTGCAGCTACCGCTTCGTTCATCGTAGCAAAAGTTCCAAGATTCGTCTTTCTGCCATCAATATTAGCAGAGGCTCTCCATTTGTTTCGGTCTTTTAAAAAGCTCACACCTTTAACTCCAGAAGTATTTGACTTGCTTAACCTAGTGTTCATGGCTTGCTCTTTAGCTGTAACCTCACGCAAGTTTTCGATCCTATTATCGCAGCCGTCATGGTTGATGTGATCAACAGAATTAGGCCAAACAGGATAATGACCATGATACAAAAAGAATGCCACACGATGCGCTAACAACTTTTTTTGAACACCAAGATATGATGAGCTACCCGTCAAATAATCACAGGTGGATCTCTTCGTTCTAAAGCGGCGATTAAAAGCTACCCTACCACTGCGCTGGATATTGTACTTAGACGCCTGACCATCCGCGCTTACAAACGAACTGCCCTCGCCAATGTCATAAAAATCTTCTGGCAAACGATCACAGGCATATATTAAACCGATCTCAGAATCATATCGATATAACCTACGCATCAATTCTAAATTTTCCCACCAATTATGTTTCATTGACAATTCTCCCTAGAAAATCATCTGCGTCTTTAACGGCATCCTGTATTATCTCTCCGTTCATGTCGTTTGCGATAGCCTGCGAAACCAAATACTCAACCAAGCCGTTTTCAATATCTTTATTTATTATCGGCCATTCATTCGCTTTTTTCTTATAAATTATAAAAGTAGTAATGATCGTTGAAATGTCTTTATTACTTATTTTACCAGGCATCGTGTCCAACATCATTGATACTATTTCACGTAACTCTTCACGTCCCATCACTGCATCCTTCCTTCAAAAATCTCTTGGCTGTTTCCTTGGTTGCGAATTACTTCGCCCGTATCCTGATCTTCATACTCAACAAAATCATCACCAGCGTCCGTCACAACCATATCTTTTGGCATAAGCTGTGGGATGTATAAATGCTCGCTGCACGTCACTACAGGCTTACCCTTGGCGCAGGTCCACGTCCCATCCTTCTCAGGCGTCACATGGCTGCACGTCCGACAGCTTACTTCTGGAATCTTAGAACCGTGGCAAACAGCAAAATAGCTACAGAATTTGCACTGCCAATTGCTTGGATCTTCGTGCAGCTTTGAGGGTGGGGTTGCCGAAAACACAATGTTCTCTGCCTTGCTGACCAACAGCTTTGCTTCAGCTTTGTTGAGCTTGATCCTCTCTCCGTACATCTCATCTGTGTTTTTGTTTACCGAAAAGAAATAGCACCTGTCGATCCCCGCCAAGTGCATCCCGATCTGACACTGCGCCCAGTATACAGGCTTCGACTTCTTACACCCCAAGTTCTTCAGAGCCTTGAAGTTCTTATCGTTCATCGTCTTAAACTCAAGCGTGTGTGGCTTATTACTTTCCGCAAAGCCCTCGCCCACTCCGTCCAAGCTCAATGCAAAGTGACCGCCGCAAGCCTCAAACCTAACCTGCAATCCTGTCTCTGGATCTTTCTCCCAGACCTTAACGCCGACAGCTCGAAGGTTCGACACCACCCGATCCTCTTCCCTATCACCTGTCTCAAAAAGACGAAGCATCCTACCATCGAAGCTAGGACGCCAAGCGTGTCTGAATTGATACCACAGAGCGCGGCTGCAATCGTTGCCGATCTGGCTCCCGCCCAAGTGTGGACGATGCTCATTCTTGCGCCTGTCTTTATAGTATTTGTAGATCGACCCAATCGTGGCTGGCGTGGCCAAAGGTTCAAGGTTCATCCCGCTCTCCTTCTATTCGTAAAATGGGGCAGACCAGCCACCCCATCGTTCAATAGAACTATCGCTTCCAAGGTGGCGTAGCAGTACCACCCGTTGCCGCCACAGCCGCAGGAGCTGGTGATGCACTAACACCTCCAGGTGCTGCATACTCTTTGATATCGTTTGACGCACCGTACTGACCATCAGGTGTCGCTGGCTTCACAGCCAACTTGACCATTAGGGGCTTGTCTCGAAGCTCTTCGCTATCCTTCGGGCTGTTCACACCAATTGCACGACAGATACTAGAAAGGCTTCTCTGGGCAATCTCTACGGCAGTCGTGTTTTGGTTCTTCAGGTTTAGGCGTTCAAACACCTTACGACCTGAATAGTTGCCTTCAATCACTTCAATCGTGAGCTGAAGGTATGATCCGGTCATAGCCTTAGTTGGCTTCTCCTCAGAATCAGTGATGACGCACTTATACCAATCGGCTGGTAGCGGCTCGTATGATGCCGATGGTTCAATTTCCATCGCGTTAAATCCATTTAAATCCATTTGAGTTTCTCCTACTCTGTTATAAAGTCTGCAAAAGGGTTGCCGCCGTCAAAAGTAAACGGCAGAGGTTCGCTTATGTTAAAGCGATTTTTAGTAACTGACGATGCCTGTGGAAAGCAGATGATCTCGCGTTCCCCAGTGCTGATCGCGCGTTTCTTGTCGCCCTCACCGCCACGAACAAATGTCTTCAGTCGAATTAATCCAACCAAATCGCAGTTGTCTGTATAGTGTGGGATACACTTCTTATGCATCCGCACCGTGTACCGTGCGAATGGGTCCATGTCTGGCAAGTCCAACGTCTCAGTGTCGGCGTGACCAATAAAGATCACGTTCATGTTGCGCTCGTATGCAAGTGACCCAGCCCAGTCGCGGATCTGTCGATGCTTCTCAGCGGCAGTGCTGTAGCCAGCCCCGTAACCGCCACCGGCTTGATTGATCGACTTCGCCTTTGGATCAGCCGCAACAATCTCACTTTCAATAAGCGTGGCCAACTGTGTTATGCTGTCGATGACCAGTGTCTTGTGTTCATGCTTCTCTGTGGCCAGAGCCTCAATCGCATCCAGAACATCTTGAGTGGACGTGGCCAACGGAAACAAGCTGACATTGTCATTACCTGTCAGACTAGCCGTGCCATCCTCAGTGCGGATAAAGACAGGCTGTGGAAACATAGCCGCCAGCGTGGTCTTGCCCATTCCGCCCTCGCCAAACAAAGTGGCAATGATTGGTCGTTGGCCCGAAGGCTTCGACAGTGATTTAAGATTAATAGCCATTACCAATCCCCTCCAAATACAAGGCCAAACACCTCATCTAAAATATCATCTATTGATCGTTCCATTTTCTTCTCCTTTTTCAAATTGATTATAAAGTTTCGACTTTGACGCCGATCTTGCCCTGCTTCGATTCGAATGCCCTGGCAATTTTTGACCACATGCGCGGCTCTTTCTCAAAGAGGTAGCGACACCCAGCCGAATCAGCAGAGAGGGTCACCTTGATTGGGTGCATATTCTCTGGAATTTTGTTTTTGATTTTTTCCCAAACGATGGGGTCAACCTTCCGCGACACAGGCTGTGTCAACGTAATTTTATGCTCATCAAGTTTGTGGGAGATGGAGCCTTCACCCTTGGCTTCTAATGCGGAAGTGATTTGCTCTTCTATTGCGTGGCGCTTCGCAATAATGTCTTTTTCTAACGCCTTAACTTCTAGCCACTCGGAGGCCAATCCATCGATATTGCCCATAGCAATTTCCTTTCGATCTACTCTTTTTCACACTCTCTACAAAAATTGGTTTACAGAAAGATTTGCAGCCTGTAAAGATATTTTTGTACTCAATCGCAAAAAAGGTGAGAAATGCAGAAACTAATACCAATCGACGATATAAGGGTGGCGCTACAAGATCGCCGCCTAACTGTCGTTGCGGAGAGGTGTGGATTGTCCCACCCCACCGTTAAATCAATAGCCACAGGCAATGAGCAAATCAGCCTCACTACGTGGAAAAAACTTAGTGAATATCTAAGCGAGGCAGAATGAAATTCCCAGTTGAAGACTATTGCTCGAAACTTGGTTGGTATCTAGTCACGATCCCCGCAGGCTCAAAAGGCCCAACGAGATTTGGCTGGCAGCAACCAGAGAAGGCATTGTCTGATCCTGATGCAGCACGTCTGTATTACGAGCAGAATCCAAGTCACAATGTAGGTCTACTACATGGAGCCAGCGGCACATGCGCCGTTGATATCGATAACGTCGAACACACAAAGATCATCTTCGAAGAGCTGGGGATAGACTTCTCCGCGCTCATGCAGTCAGCACCCCAAATCATTGGTCGTGAAAACCGTGGCAAGCTGATCTTCAAAGCACCCGCAGATCTAATCACCCACAAGATTTCGTGGCCAGTCCAAGACGATCCACGCAAGACCGAAGTGGTCTTCGAGCTTCGAGCTGGTTCAGTGCAAGACGTTCTGCCCCCATCAATCCACCCAGATACTGGCCGTCCCTATGAGTGGGCAGGCAGATCAATCTTCGATGGCCTACCAGACCTACCGCCCCAGCTCCTGATCCTTTGGAAAGACTGGGACAAGTTTCGTCCACAGCTCCAAGACATATGCCCGTGGAAGAAGAAGGCAGAGTTCCAGCCAACCCGAAAGCCACGGCCAAAAGGTGAAGGCACGTCAGTTATAGATCAGTTCAATGAATCGCATGACATGCACACCCTGCTAATTCAATACGGATACAAGCCAACGTCCCGCGGCAGATATCTCTCGCCAAACTCCACATCTAAATTGGCCGGCGTAAAGCTATTCGATGATGGCCGTGCCTATAGTCACCACGCATCTGATCCGTTTGACAGCGCACACACATTCGATGCTTTCGAGCTGTGGTGTCAGTACGAACACACCGGCAATGTATCAAGGGCAGTAAAAGACGCAGCCCAAATGCTTAACGTCACCCAAGATCCCGACCACGAATATGATCGTGAGGCAATCGATCATGGCGCAAAGATCGCCGCTAACATTATGTCCAAGCCCAAACAGGCGGACCTACCACTAAATACAGTACCCGAAGACTTGATGTCTGTCCCCGGTGTTCTCCAAGATGTAGTCAATTACTACACCGTCACAGCCATAAAGCCACAGCCACAGTTCGCCGTTCAGTGCGCCCTAGCATTCGGGTCAGTGGCAATGGGCAGGCGCTGGGTCACAGATCAGCGAAATTTCACCAGTCTGTACTTCCTCAACATTGGCGAAACAGGATCTGGAAAGGAACACACAAAGACCGTCCTCGAAGAGCTTCTAGAAGAGGCTGGCCTCGATGAACTTATCGGACCATCTGGCTACACCTCTGGTGCTGGCGTTATGTCCACACTCACCAAAAAGCCAACTCATGTGTCTGTAGTTGATGAACTGGGCCGTCAACTCAAAGCCGCAGCCGCAAAAGGAATGCAGCACAAGGCTGATGCCCTAACGGCAATCATGGAATGCTTCGGACGCCAAGACGGAGTTCTAAGGCAGCAAGGCTACGCAACCAACACAATGAAGTCATCCGAAGCAGCAAAGCTCGAAACAGTAGTCAAGCGTCCATCCCTAACTCTAGTCGGCATGTCAACGCCCTCCGAATTCATGCAGGCAATCGGTGGTGGTGACGTGGCCAGTGGTCTTCTTAACCGTTTCCTAATCGTCAAGTCAGATATCGGCGTCCAGATGTCACAAGAAAAGCGCCGCTCATCTATCTCTGATCGTCTATCAGCTTGGGCAAAGGAACACGCAAACGCCCACGAAGGCGACCTAGATGCCGGCAACATCAACGATATGCCGCCCCACCCAATCGAAGTCGTCTTCACCCCAGAAGCCAAGAACCTTCTGCGCGAATATGAAGAGCGCCTAGTAGCCGCCATCAAGAAAGAAACAGGAACGGGTCTGGAGGCCATGTACAATCGCTCACGCGAAATCGCCATGCGCCTGTCCCTAATAATCGCCAGGTCTATGGGCCAAGATGAAATCAGCGCGGATGCAATGGCCTGGTCAATTGATTACGTTAATCACTACGCCAAACAAACTATCGAAATGTTCCGCTCAAATATGGCTGAAGGCCCATTCGATGCAGCCTGCAAGGCAGTCTACGCACGGATCGAAAAGGCTGGACTGGCTGGCCTAACAGAGCGCGACCTATCTCGAAGCGTTTCAGCCTTCGCAAATATGGACAGACGAAAACGTGCTGACGTTCTGGACGCACTACAGACGGATCGTGGCATTGAGTGCCGTGATCAAAACCAAGGGGCCAGAGGTAGGCCACGCTTTGCCTACTTCGCCCCACCAATAAATTAAGAAAGGTTGAGATATGGAAAACATAATAAATCAAATGAAGCGCACAGCCAAAAAAGAAAATGATCGTGCGCGAAAGCTTTGGGGATCATTTG